CCGGAGTTGTCAGGAGCCCAGAAGCAGGAAATAGCGCAGAGCTATACAAACAATATGCGCTATTATATCAAGAATTTTGCAGAGAAGCGTATCCCTGAAATGCGTCAAAGGGTGCAGGAACTTGTACTCAAAGGCTACAGGACGGATACTATAGAAAAGATGCTGCAGCGTGAATTCAATATAATGAGTGATAAAGTTAAGTTTCTTGCACAGCAGGAAACATCTATTATGCTTGCTGAATACAAGCGCGTAACCTATCAGGAGATGGGTTTTGATAAATTTATCTGGCGGACAATTATAGACGGCAGAGAACGACCGCGCCATCACGAACTTAATGGGCAAATTTTTAGATATGATAACCCGCCATATGTAGATGCAGGGAAAACCCGTACAGGCTTGCCAGGACAAGATTTCGGCTGCCGTTGTGAAGCCGTACCATACCGCGATGACAACCCGCTTATAAAGACAGAAATAAAAAACGGACAGTTACAGCTTACTAAATCCTAAAAACCGAGTTTTTAGGATTTTTGTTTTTCCCCTCAAATTTAAATTTCGCGCGGGTTGGTACAATCAATACAGGAGTATCAACCAATGGACAGAGGCAAAATAGACAATTTAATATGCTATCTTTTAGCAATAGCCAACTATGCGAAGGATATACACTATAACTGCGGAGGGGAAAGTTTCTATGGTCAGCACTTATTTGCTGACAGGTTTACAGATAACCTGCAGGACTACATAGACCAGCTTAAAGAAATATGTCTATTAGGGCACGGATTTAAACCGCTGCACTCAAACGAATATTTGAGAAGGGGAGCCGATTTAATCCCCGAAGCGGTTGATTTCCGCCTTATGCACGATTTAATGCTCAATTGTCTACAAGAGATTGAGGGTGTTGAAGATATCTCAAAAGGTGATGAAAACCTTATTGGTGCTATTGCTCAGGATGTCCAGAACAATGTCGGACTTCTAAATATTATGTTTGGAGGTGTACAAAGTGTATAACTGGATGGGTAAATATAAGGCTACAAACGCAATATATCTTGAGGACTCAAACGGACAGGAAGGCAGACCGTTTAAGGCACGTTTCATACAGGCGGGTCTTGTAAAATATGATTTCGGGGTCTGTCTTTTAAAAAAAGAGACAATTGATAAGTTTTTAAACACTTTTCTGGAGGACCCAGTAATTATTAACCATATTGATGATATTAATAGTGACGATGTTTGCGGCATTATTCAAAAGGTATGGTTCAGCGCGGAGGACGGCTGGTTCTGGTGTTCGGGGGTTATAACCGATGAAAAGGCTATTAAACTTATTGAAGACGGTTACAATGTTTCCTGCCAGTACCGTATAACAGATTATGCCGATAATACAGAAGGCAAGCTGCATAATGCAAACCCGTATGACAAAGAGATTTTAGACGGTGTGTTTGAACACCTTGCAATAGTAGAGAACCCGCGCTATGAGGGGGCGTATATTGCCGTGAATGCGTATGTTGCTCAAAATGCTATATGCAGAAATGAATTTAAAGAAAGCGAGCATCCCCGCGATGATGAAGGGAAGTTTACTGAAAATAACGATAGTACAAGTTATTTTGCAAATTGGGACAATGCTCCGGAGGTAGAGTTAAAAACAAATGAATTAAGCTCTATTACGGATATTAAACTGCTAAGAAAAGCTGCTCAGGATTATTATAAAAACAACTTGCAGGGTCAGACAATTAACAAGGAAGGATTAGGAAGTATCCGTTTTTCCGGCAAAGGCTGGAAGGAATTTGTACATACAAGCGCTGATGGGGATAAGTTAAGAGCTATTCCGCAGCTGCCGGAAATTATTAAAAATGGAAAATTAGGCGATTTTCAGAAAGACAATAAAGGCAGAACTGACAATATAAAAGGGTTCTATCCCATTTATTGCAATCTAAAAACAAGCAGCGGAATAAAAAAAGCAGAAGCTTTAATAGCCCAAGATACAGAAGGCAACCTTTTTTACACGATGTTTTTAGATTATGACCGCTCCATTGCTAAAAATAAAAGGGACATTACCAGTAATCAAGACCGGCTGCCCCTTAACTTTATTATAGCATCTAACTCAACAGATTTCAATACTAGTAAATATCAACCTGTATTCGACTGGATACGCAATTTTAAAGGAGGAATTATGGACAAGGAAACAAAAGGCTTGTTTGAGTCGCTTATTGACGCCCTGAGAGCCCGTAATGAGGCTGAGGATGAAAAGGAAAAAGACGACGAAAAGAAAGCCGAAAACAAAAAGGCTAAAAATGAGGATGTCGACAAGCGCGACATTATTCGTCAGATTATGGCTATTGCAGGCAAATACGAAGATAACGAAGATGTCAGAACTATTGCTAAATTAGCTGGTAAACTGGCTTACGACAAATCGGAAGCCGGTACTGCTGACAACAAAGCCAAAAATGAGGACGATGAGGAAGAAAAGAAAGAAGACGAAGAAGCCAAGAATAAATGTAAAAACAAGGCTAAGAATGAAGACGAAGAGTCCAAAGAGAAGTACGAAGATCTAAAAGAAGAAGTTAAAAAAGAAAAGTTCACGGTTGATTGGGACGTAAGTGCGGCTGAAAAAGGCGGCTACGAACACTTTATGATGAAAGAAATCGAAGAACAGCCAAAGGCTATCAGAGATACCATCAGTCCGAGAATTAAGGACGGCAAAATCGTTCTTGACGATATTTCTCTTACAGAAGAAGATATTAAGAATATCAATAAAATTTATATCGTTGCTTGCGGCAGTGCATACCATGTAGGCGTTGTAGGCAAGTATGTAATCGAAAAGATGTGCCGTATTCCTGTTGAAGTACAGGTTGCGTCAGAGTTCCGTTACTGCGACCCTATCGTTGGCAAAGACGATCTTGTAATCGTAATCAGCCAGTCAGGCGAAACAGCCGATACAAAAGCCGCTCTTGAGGAGGCGAAAGCTCGCGGCGCAAGAGTGCTTTCAATCGTAAACGTTGTCGGCAGTGCCATTGCAAAAGCGTCTGATGATGTTATTTATACATGGGCAGGCCCTGAAATCGCCGTTGCGACAACTAAGGCCTACAG